TAAGTTGAGGCTCCGTTTGTATTTGTAATTCCTTGAATAGTCGGAAATGTTGGTGTGCCCGTGCTGTTAAATTCTGTTGCGTAAGGATTGTCATATAAAGTTGAGTCATGATAAGTAGTCCTTGCTAAAGAACCTGTCGTCCAAGCATTCTCCGTGTAATTATAACTTACAACTCTATCCACCAAGTCAGATCCATTTTTAGGATAGAACCAATTTATTTCTTCATATAAATGATTTAAACCTGCATATACTTGCTCACCTGCGCTATAATTTATTCCTAAATTACTACCTGTATTTGTGAATACAAAATCTTCAACTAGGCAAGGCACAGATTTTACTGTACCATCAAATACAAAAAAACCACCAGCTTGTCCCATCCACCACACTCTTCCGTTTACATATTTTATAGCATGTTGACCTATCAAACCACAATTACTACCAACTTGTCTTATTGAGAAAGTAAAAGGTGGTCCAACAAATTGCATTACATATGCAGAAGTATCTGTCAAAATTAATATATAGTCTTTACCCTTAGCAGCTCCAACAATTTTAGTACCTGAGTCTAACCTGAAAGTACCTGCGGTATTTGTTGAGGTGGGTGTATAATCAGTTAGAGATTCTTGATCAGAAAATCTAATAAACATTTTATCTTGTGTTGTGTCAGTACCAACAGTTGTTTCAGTGCCAAGAACTACCAAATGTCGGTCTCTATCAGAGACAATAGACATGACTGATTTTGTAGGTGCTCCGCTTATCACCACTGCTCTTGTAGTTAAAGCATTTGCATCTGCATTAATTGGATTCCAAGAAAATATTTTACCATTTTTAATGGTAGCAACTAAAACTTGACCAAAGTTATCTAAAGACCATGAAGCAGGATCAATAATTAAATTACTTGTCGTTGATGCAGAACCCCAAGTTCCTCGACCCCATGTTCCTGTGCCCCAACCATACCCTGCTGTAGCATTCAGTGGACCTGGTTTAACGTAGGGATTTACTGTCGCTGATCCGGTGCCCGATGTGGTTCCTGATGCAGCCGATGCCATAGTAATTGTAAAACTGTTTGCTGCAGATGTAATAACCTCAAAGGTGTTGGTGGTAAAATCAGCTGCAACATATCCCGCACCTGTAGGAGGTGTAACTGATGTAAATGTAAATAAATCTCCAGGTTCTAAACCGTGTCCTGCTTTATTTACTGTAACTGTTGCCGATGTATCTGTTGCATCAAAAGTACATGAGGTTAAAGCTGTGTCCAAAGGAGTAATATCATAAAAAGCACCTTCATAATAAATAATTAAAACTTTATTTGTTCCTATAGCTGCATATTTTCTGCCATCTAAATCAGCCCAAACTAATTGTTCACGCGCAGCGCCTATAAAAGTATTATCAGTTATTTGTTCCCAACCACCTATTTTTTCGGGTGATCCATATCTAAATCTTACAAAGTCTCCATCAGTCCACTGACCTTCCGCTCCGGTCTCAGTGACTTGTTTGTTAAATCCTGGTGCTATTTGTATGTTTGTTAAAGGCATTCTTGATTATACCTCATATAAGTACGGTTTTAAAGTTCCATAACCATATTTAAATTTAACCTAAAATTACTATTTTTGGCTGTTATACCTTTATGTATTTTTTCACTTCGAAACAACACAGCCTGACTTTCTTTAGATGGGGCAAACTGATCTTCAATTAAAGTGCCCCCATCATTCGTGTGTAAATTATAAATTGCAGAAATAAATCTGCCTACATTATGATCGTCACTATGAAGTTTGCATTCTGATTGTGGTGTGTAAAGATTCCAATATAGCCTTGTTAAATTTTTTATTTTAAACTTTGACCTTTCTTGAATTAAAGAAAATACTAAATCTCCAAAAAAATTTAATGTACTATCTGGTTTATATTCACCATCTTTCATGTAAGTAATTATTGCTTGTCCCGCATCTTTAATAGATGGATCTGATATGATGTCGCTAAAAGTATGTTTAAAATGTCTGTCTAGATCATTTACATAATACCACTGTTGTTGACCTAAATAGTTTATTATGTTTTGATTCATCCTATGCGGTATAGGCAAATCAATTATTTCATCAATCATTTTCTTTTGGTGATGTACCTTCAATAGGAGTATCTAAGGTTGTTTTTAGATTTTTTGTTTTATCATCAAATCTTTTATTAAATTCAATGCTTATCTTCACTAATGTATTTGAAAAATGTCTTAAAAATTCTTTAGTCAAAAAAAGTTTTTTATGATTTTTTATAACTTCTATTTCTTTTTCTGAAAATATTATTTCGCAAGAGCCGTCTAATTTTTGATCAAACTTCATGTTCTTGTCCTTGGTTGTCCCCAAAAATTTCTTTTATCCATATAATAGTCTTTGTTTTTACCATCAGCATCCACATAATGCAAGAAAGCTTGAAACTGGTGGTCTCCTTTAAACTGATCCCTCCAATGTGGAAGTTTTTCACCAAGATAAATAACACAATCACCTTTTTTTAGATTAACTTCATTACCATTTATAAAAATAGGCCAAGAAGGACCGTTTGAATTTATATGTACAGTTGCACTAATTTCACAAGATTCTCTATCTGTGTGCTTTGGTAAAACAGCATATTTAGTGTAACACCTCCAATAACCATAAGTAGGTAATAATTTTTTTCCAGATTCTTTTTCAATAATACTTTTTTTCTTAAGCATTAAAGATTCCATTACCATATCAGCATAAAATGAACTATCTCTATTAGATTGATCTTCATCAAATTTACTTAAATTTGTTCTGTGCATTATTTCACAATAAATAGAAAGTAAATCTATTTCATCTTGAGATAAAAAATTATTAATTATTTTGTAATCAAAATCTTTTCCTATCGTGCCCATGATACTACAGAATACCTTTCTCCTTTTGTAACAGGAGTTACTGAATGCGGAAACAAAAAATTACTTGGCCAAACAATAACTGAATTTTTTTTCTTATTAATTTTATATTCTCTATCAAAGTTAGGAAACCTAAAAATTAAATCACCGCCTTCGTAATTATCATTTAAGAATAAAATACAACTAAAAGTTCTTGGAAGATCTTCAGCATGATCAACATGAAATTTATAATACCCTCCGACATTATATTTAAGTATTTGAATATCATTTACTTGATACGTAACATTAATATTAATAGCTTGGCCGTATCTTCTTATTGCATCATTAAATATAAAATGTAAAAAATTAGTCCAATGGGCTTCTGTTAAAGTTTTTGCGGATGTATTTTGTAAACCCCAATTAAATGTTTTTCTAATATTTTTATTTACTACTGGATTTCTTCCACCTACTTCAGCTTCTTTAAAATGTTCTGATTCTTTACATATTCTTAACAAATTTTTGGATGTTTCTTCTGGAATAACATTTTCAAAAAGTTTTATGTAATTTTCTAAACCACAATTTATTTCCATGATTTTTTTCGCCAAAATAATCTTTTATAATTGTGTAAAACATATTTAAAACTAAAAGCTTGGTCCTCTTCTTTTTGTTCATGATTATAGTGTTTTATTTTCATTTTCCAAGATTCTCTTTTAAAAGGAATTAATTGAACGTAGGGTGTTCCTAATTTAATAGTAGTTTCAAGATGAGGGTATTTATCACCATTTACAACAAATGGAAAATTTATCTCATGTTTGAAAGTATCTGTATCAACAATTCCAGGTATAATAGAAAATCTATCGTCAGCATTATTTAGAGGTGGTACAAAAAGAGTTGAATACCCAGGAGGTGTTTCTATTATCCATGGATTTAAAATTTTATGAAAAGGTAAATTCATATTCTTTTCTATCATAGGACTGCCCTCAAGTTGTCTTGTAGTATGAAATTCTGGATTACCAAAATTTAAATTATGTTTATTTGGTAAATTACTATTTTGGTAATGTGTTATACCTGTAACTAATCCTGTAACTGGTTTATCATCGTGTGAAACATTATGAGCTATTGCATAATCAACTGGCATTTTAAGAATATATCCAGTAGTTAGAGTATCTAAAAAAGGCATACACCCTTTTATCGTTTTTTGTTGTAATGAATGATCAAGGTTCTTATACCATTCGGGAATATTTACTTTAGCAGGTTCTGGTAAACACTCTTGATGAGTTTCTATATATTTTTTACTGCTTTTAAATGTAATGATGTTGTCAAACACGACACAACAATTACATCAAATTATGGTATTTGTAAAGGATGGACGTAAGATATTGAATTATCTTCACAGTATTTTTCCCAAGAAGAACTTAAAGGAAAAGTTATTGTTGAATAATCAAATGAATTTAAACTATCCATATAGTTGTTACATGGTGTAAACAAAGCATTCGATGAATCATTGTTTGTTACAAATTGTTTTAATTGATTTTTTAGATTAGTATGATAATCGACCAAGTCTTGTTGAGCTTCATAGCTAAATCCAGGTTCATCTGTAAAAGTAGCGGAACCATTCGAAATAGTAATTGAAACTTGATTTTGTTTTACCTTTGCAAAATCCGCATCAGAAATATCTATGGTTGAATAAGGAGGCATAGAACAGTTTTGGCTGTCTCTGTCAGTATTATTCGCAGCTATTTTGTATAGGTTATTAGATTCGTCTACTATTAAATAAGCCATAATTATTGTCCTCCATCATCAAAAAAAGTTAAGTGACCTGTTCCACCAGCGTTTCCAGCTTGTGCTTGTGACATTGATCCTGGTGCAGGGCCACCGTTCCCTCCTTCTGAAGTGTTAGTTCCTGAGAGATAAGTATTAAAAGGAAGAGTTTGGTTTGACCCAGGAGCACTTCCTGCCGATCCATTGTTTCCAGCAGCGTGAGTTCCTCTTGGAGCACCTCCACCACCTTGACCACCGTTTGCAGTAAATAAATTTGTTACGTTAGTTGTACCACCGTTTCCACCTGACTGACCTGTTTGGTTGTTAAATCCTTGTCCTCCACTTCCTGGTCCACCTACTGAGTACGCATAAGTCGTGCTCGCTTGACAGTTTCCTGAGAACAGAGCAAAAGCTCCATCTCCACCTTGCCCTCCTGGTCCTGGAACTTGAGTGGATCCTCCACCGCCTCCGCCTCCAGCATGTGCATATGCATAATACTTACCTGCGTTTGAAGGTGTTGAAAAGTTTCCTGAAGAAGGACCTGCTTTCATTAATCTTGGAAAGTAACTACCATCTCCACCAGCACCACTTGATGCTGCAGTTAATCTTCCTTGAGCATCTACAGTTATATTGGCAGTTGTGTAAGAACCTGC